TCATCAATCATTATCTTAGCCATTAGTGTGTCTCCTTCCAGTTTGCGCCCACGTTGTATTCACCATCGAGCGGACATTTAAAGTTAAGCGTGTCCCCAGCCATTTTGATTGCGGTCACAAACTCATTACCTAATGTGTCGGCATCATCTACCTCACATGAGAACTGAACTTCGTCGTGTACGTTGGCATGCATCTCATAAGGACGAGACGCGATGTCAACAAACTCTATAAGAGCTTGCTTCATAATTACTGCACCTGCTGATTGAAGTAATAGGTTAAGTGCTGAGTGCGGTGACCGTGCAGGTAATTCACGTCCATCAATCCCACGAAGATAGCCCAACGATTTTACCTTCTGTTCTACTGCGTCACATAGACGCTTGTAAGCTGGTAGTTTACGTGTGAAGTTTTCTTTTAAATTTTTACCTTCACGGGATGAACCACCCACAATACTACCAATCTTCTTGTCCCCAGCTCCGTATAACGTGGCGTAGATAAATGTCTTAGCCATATCACGAGTTGGTAATCCTGCCGCTTTTTGGTTAACTGTATGAATGTCATCTTCAATAATCTTTTTACCGTACGCCCCGTCATCCCAAGGGTGCATATAATGAGCGAGACAACGAAGCTCTAACCCACTGGCATCACAACCAACAAGAACTTTACCTTCAGGGGCTTTGAACAGTGACCGACACTCACCGCCATACGGAGCGCGTGTGGCTGGGACTTGTGCTAGGTTGGGGCTCTGGTGACTACAACGACCGCTGACGGTTCCATTAGTATTTACTTTACCGTGTATGCGTCCGTTCTTCACGGCTTTGACCCAGCCTTGATTACCATCTACAAGTTGTCCAAGTCTTTTACTAATCGTCAGAAACTCACACAATATAAGTGATTGTTCAGTTCCTATATCTTTTAAAACAGACTCATTAATAGCAGGACGCTTACCATCGTAAGCACTAGGCTTCCATCCTGCCTCCATCAGCCGTTCTGCAATCTGGTCGCGGCTATTAGGATTGAATGGAATGGTCTTTGTCTTCTGTTCACCTTTGGTAATAACGTGATACCCAGCTTCACGTGCTTCCTTCTTAGTCTTCCACACACGTCCATCAGGGGTGCACCAATTAAACGACTTCATAGTTTCGATACGGGGAGGGAATGCTTCCTGTAGTTCGTCTTGTATTTCAGCTCGACGTATTGTCAGCGTACGCATTAATTGTTCTGCCCCGTCTTCATCAAACGGAAACCCGTTAAACTCTTGGTCACGTAGAATCTTTGCAAACCGATGTTCAATCGTAAGCATCTTCGGATGCGGCTTCTTGTTCATCAGTCTAAAATATAATTCCATTGTAACCATAACGTCTTGAGCGCAGTAGTCTTCCATGTCTTCAGACCATGTCGACCAATCAGTATCTTCACCAAAGTCACCTTTGTATTTACCGATACGAATACCCCAAGCTTTCAAGCTGTGAGAACCTATTACCTTGGTATCAAAACCATCACGTTGAAAGTCTTGAGTTCGCACGTCTGGGTAAATACAACGAGCCATAATTAAGGTGTCCATTGTATTGGGATGCTCGAAGCCGTACAGCTTCTTGAGGGCAGGGAAGTCGAAACCTATGCCGTTGTGTGCCACAAGTAAGTCACATTCTTTGGCGTGTTCTAACCCTTTATGAACATCGTCCTTTTGTGAGTTGTACCTGTGTATTTGTTGGTCTTGTGTATCATACAAACAAAGGCAGTGTACGGTTGCTAAGTCACTCAGTTGTGACCAATCTTGTATAGCATTCGTTTCTATGTCTATTACTCCTATTCTCATTATGTATTTGTTCTCCCTGTTATTAAGTCTATTATTGGTAACAGAACGCCTACCGAAGTATTGTTGTCACCACCAAGTCGTTCAGCGGCTGTTCCTTTTAATGGTTCTACTAATTCTTTTAATTTTTCTGTGGTGATAAGTATGAAAATGTTTCCAATACAAAAACACCAAACGTCAGCTTCTGTACGGTCAATACCACTCTTGTTTCCCCGTGACATAAACTCGATAAATAAGTTTCCCGTCTTTAATGCTTTTAGGTCGTTCTTAACTTCAATCGTCTTGTTCTCGATGATGTCCGCTAATGCTTTTTCAGCTACTTGCCCGACCTCTAAGTCATGTCGAAAGTTTGAGCAGTAATCCATAAATGTTAGAAACCGTGGGCTTCGTCCTCCTCTATAATGTTATTACATTCAGTTAGCCGTCCTGTGTTGTTGTTGTACTCGACTTGACAAGCAATACCTGTCTCACCTGAGAACCTATTCTTCAACACACGTACGGTTGTTCGATTAGCGGAATCTTCGCTCTGTTGGTTGCGCTCTAAGCCACAACAAATATCACTTAGTTGGGCGATACCAGCGGAACCACGAAGTTGACTCAAGTGTGTACGTCCACCATCTTCGTGACCAACACCATGAGGTCGTTTGAGGTGACTTACTAAGATAAGTCCAACTTTTGTTTCTTCGACTAAAGCCCGTAGCTTTGTCATTATGTTATCAATCATGCGGCGTTCATCACCGTCGCCAAGGGCACTGACAATAATACTGAGGTGGTCAATAACCAAGTACTCTACGTCTAACGCTTTTGCCATATACCGAACGTGGTTTAAAAGGTTTTCACTTTCCATCGAACCCCAATGGTCATACAAGTAGAACCGACCGCTACCGACTGTCGATGTATAAGCTTCCTTGTATTCCTCATCTACCGCGATAGGCTCTAAGTGTAATAACTTGTTAAGGGCTAATCCAATAATAGAATTAGCAGTACGCTCGATTGACTCTTCAAGTGCAATGTAACCTACCTTTTTATCAGTAGTTGTTAAGATGTGGTAAGCAATCTCTTTACATACTTGAGACTTACCTACACCCGACCCAGCACAGAAGGTTGCGATTTCACCTTTACGTAATCCGTGGGTCTTTTGGTTAAGACCCTCAAACGGATACGGGACTGTCTCAAAAGCTTTGGTTGTCGTCAGTCTGTCATACAACTCCGAGCCACATATAATATCATCGGGTCTCCATATCTTAGCGTCCCAAAAAGCGGAAACCAGTTCCTTCGAGCGGTTGTTCAACAACATCTCATTAGGGTCTTTCAATGGTAACTTGGCTACCTTTATCTTACCAATGGGAAGTATATGCGAACACGCTTCGACTGCCGCTTGACCTACCTTGTCCATATCAAACATAAGTATGACTTCCTCAAAAGAGTTGAGCCAATTAATATGCTTTTTAAATATGTTCTTAGCGTTCTGCGCACCTGAGGGCAGGGAGACTACTGGGTATTTGTTGTCCCCAACTACTTGAGCAACCGTTAAACAATCAATCTCTCCTTCAACAACAGTCAGCTTCCGACCGCCATTCGGAAATAAATGTTGTCCGTAGAAATATTGGGGGTTACCGATACACTTAAATGTTTTATCTTCAAACCTTAACTTCTGAGCTACGACTTCCCTTTCCATGTTATAGAACGTAGCGACATGGCAAGGCTTACTATTAATGCTTCCAACACGGTAATCATATTTTTTACAAGTTTCTTCATTTATCTTCCTAGCTGTAATGGGAAGACAAGCTCCCCGAATAAAACCCGATACAGGGCTTTTCTGAATAGTTGCTTTATCTCGTGCAGTAGGGGTAAATACTCCACAACTAAAACACTTACTTGACCCGTCTGAATTTAATGCAAGCGCATCCGTTGACCCGCAATCAGGGCAGGGTTGATGCGTCTTTACAAAATCCAAGTCTTCGGTATGTTTCTGTGACACCACTTAAAACCTTTCTTGTCGCACCACTGTGCGTACGTTGTCTTACTCCTCTTACTCAACCTGTTGTGTGCATTCATAAAGACAAAACGTATGTCTAATTCAGGATGAGCTTCTCTCACTCTTAAATGCTTCGTTCTATCCGCTCCTACCCAGTAACCCTTTACTTCCAAAATTATCCCATTCGGTAGTATAAAATCAGGTTTGTACTTTCGCTCCACCGTGTAGGGAAGAGAAAGGGTTTCGTAGGAGAAGTCACAACCCGCGTTTTCCAAACAAGTTGCAACCATCTCCTCGAAACCAGAGCGGTATAGACTAGAAGTTGATTTCTTCAGGGCTGTCGTCCTCTACCATTACGGATTCAAAACTCTCTCCCTGTGTAAAACCAGACTCCTTACCGAAACCATGCCCACCTGCATCGTACTCAACCAACTCAATAATCTGAGCCGCTTTCAAACGCAGTGTGTAACCGAACCCTTGGCTTGGAACAAACCAGAAGTAAGGTTGTACTGACATACGGATTTTACTCCCCGACCCGATGTTCATTTCTTCGGTAATCGGTTTTACGTCAGCGTCGTACAGAGCAACTTTAAAGTCGATTACATCTCCAGACTTCGTAGTTGTTCTAGCAACTTGCTTGGCGTTGATTTCATAATCGCCATCAGCATTGATTTTTACAGGCTCGGATGCTCGCGGAAGTTTGTCCTTTCCTTTGGCAATACAGTGTTTGCTGTACTCCTGCTCAATCAACGGTTCTAGCTGTGCGCGAAACGCAGTGTAGTCTTCTTCAGACACCGTAATCTTACAGCTATAAACGCCGTCTGGATTAAACTTAGTGTCTGGTGTAACAAGCTTTGGATAAAACGCTTGCCCGATTGGTGTTGCGATGGTATTAGCCATTTATTACTCCTTGTTATTTATTTTCCCGCACATCACGAGAAAAAGTATTTACTCTCGACGACACTATCTATGTCGAAGGCTCCGTACTCTGGTATGTCTGGTAGTTCAATATCATCATGAGACTGAAGCAAACCTTCTCGAAACTGATTCAACAGGTCAACACTAAAAATCAACTTTGTTTGTTCACGTAGTATTTTCCCAAACAATTCACACTTATTCGAGTGGGTTCCGAAACTGTCGTGTATCATTGCAAAGTCAAAGATGCCTTGTTTGTTTGCTTCGACTACGCTCTTGGTCAGCAATGTGCTATCTAATGAATGAACAAAGTTAGGGGAGATTGCGTTACGTTGCGAACGTTTACACAAGCGGTCTGTCTCACCTCTGTAATGAACCCAAGTAGCCTTGCCGCTAATCTTGGTTTTTACATCTGTGTGTTTAAAACCCCTGTAATGTTGTAGCACAGGAAAACCAGAGGGTGTTACCCATGAGATTGGGTAAGACTTCTCCGACATAATATTAGCTACTTCTTTCATCCAGTTCATACACTGAGTAGGCTTGTCTAAAAATTGTATGATTGAATCCCACACCTGACGCGCTAGATACCCAGTAACAAGATAACGAGCATCTTCGCTGAACGGATTATCTCTACGTTCTTTTCGCAAACAATCTTGATACCATTCATCGACATACGCTCGGCACGAATAGAAAGTGCCAGAGTAAGGAAAAACCATACAAGGTCGTTTGGTTAGTTTACGATTGATACCAAACTTAAGCCATCTTGCGGCTACATCATCACCGTTCTTAGCGTCACGTTCGAGTTTACTGATGACCAGCTTTGCTATCTCTCCGTAAATATCTTCTGGCTTTTGAGTGGGCATGACGTTGGTACTATGTGCACCTTCCTCATCCCTCATCAACAGTGATAAGATTTGTAACCCGTTGTTGGTAGCATCCATAGATACAGGTAGTCGTGTTTTAAGTTTACCTGTACGTGTCCACTCAGCCCACTCGAAACACCACGCAAGAAACTGCCAAGGTTTGTCGGCATCCGTCCATGATAGTACAGTGGTTGGGTTGTCGGCTATCTGTTGAGATTTGTCAGCGAAGTCGTATGCCCATTGTTCTCGTTCTTCAAGGGTAACTTTGTCGTTACCAAACGTGTTAGCTCCGTGTATGGCTAACCATTTTGCATCCTCTTTATTCTTCAATCTTTCTTCTCGATTAAATTCAAGAAGACTTCGGCTTGGGTCATTACCTTGTATGTTTAGAAAGCTAGGGATGTTGTAGATACGACCTCGGAAGTCGCACTGAGATGGAAAGAAGAAACGCTCATTGCGAAACTTATCAGCGAGGTGCAATGTTTTTGCGATAAGTAATCTACGTGATTTAGTTGACAGATTAAGTTCGTATATCTTAGCGGCTTGTCTGCGCCACTCACGATTAGCTACTTCATTTGTTTTGATGTCGATAGGCACTGGTGGAAACTCTTCGTCCTTTCGACTAGGTACATCACCAATCATCAGGTTGTTGTCCCAACACCATTTCATAACATCCAAGATACGCTGGTTGACCCGCCAAGGTGTTTGTTGAATTAAGTTCACAGCTTCCATAGGTTCAGGTAACGCACCTTTTATTGACCGTAAATAATCCATGTCTGTAGTTTTGATGAAGGGAACACTGGGGAGGAACACGTCCCCTTCATCGTATGCGCCATCCCAGATGTTAGTCCACGGCTTTGGTATCTCTACCGTTGGCATCCAGAATGGCTCAAGCAATTCTCTGTCGCTGTTGTAATCTTCAATCCAATGTAGTAGTTCGTCTGTTGCGCACACGTATCTAGTGGGCTTGCGATTGCGTTGTTCTAAAATATACACGTATTCTATGATGCTACTGTGCATTCGTAAGAGCTCAACCATGTGAAGCCCCATGTTAAGCTTGTCCCTGATACCCCACTTCTTCCATTCAGGTGCGCCTCTCTTTTCGGTCTCGTGCCGCATCGAGCCACGGACGTGACGTATCTTTGCTTTCTCTCCTTTGCGCCGTTTCGCACCTAAAAGAATACCTTCAGCTTTACCTTCGTTGGTATCACACAAGAAGCGGCATCTAAGTTCATCCTCAATCCGAGAACCTAAATAGATAGAAACTTGAGAGAGGGGACGTTTCTTAGATATGCTATCGATTATTGATTTAACTGCTATGTATGCGATAACACGAGAAGGTAGCTCTGCTGTATCTATTTGATACCGAGCTTTACGGTCATACTTTTCAACAGTGTCTTTCCAATCTTGTATGGCTTCAGAATAATCGGGGAGAATGGAGCGCATCAACCGCTGTCCGTGTTTGCTTTCGAGTTCGGCGTCTCGCGCTTTGGCTGACTCTAATTTACTACGGTATCTACCTTTACCTAGGAGAACCATATCTTCGTTTAACTGCTTCTGTGTTAAGTCGCTCATATCTCCTTTTTGCCCAAGATTTGCCAAGGGGTCAATTTAGTTTCAAAAATGAAACGGATTTTATCCAGAAAAACAAGTATAAAAATCAGATACTTACAAATATGAAATTAAAGAGGAGGTTTTTAAGTCCAGTGCGTCTACCATTCCGCCACGCTCGCAAAACCATATTTGTCTTTAATATCAACGAGTTAAGTATTTTAACACTCGAAAAAGATTTGCCCAATTTGCCCAAATCTTTGCCCAATTTGCCCAAAATTTGCCCAAGATTATCCAGCTAAAATAGATAATCCTGATACAAGATTAGTCGGAACTAACTTCGCGTACTTTTCAGTAGTTGAAATGTTCTTGTGTCCCAACCAATCCTTAACTCGGTAAATATCAAGACCACCTTGTAATAGCCGAGTTGCACACGAATGTCTAGTGCAGTAAAAGATAAATTTTTCATCAGTATTATTTAACTGCTTTCGAATCATATTCCACACATCTCGATTTGCCCCGTTTGTCCAACGCTCGAATGGTTTCTCTCGATTTGTTTCTTTACAAGCGTAGTCCCAAGCTGATTTAGCACGTTCGGTAACGTGAACGGTACGACCACCACCCCACTTAGCTACGTTCTTTGGTATCTGTACCATCCAGCAGTTATTTCTTTCATCGTAGTGAAGAAGGTTACGGTGTAGGTTCCTAGATTCGTTTGGTCGGATACCCGTGTCTATCTGCCACTCAAAGAACTTGCGGAAGGGTTCATTGTCAATGGTATCAATGGCGTCTAAGATTTCGTTCTCCTCGTCTTTGTTCCACCAAACAATCTCACCTTCTTCTTCCTTCTGACGAGGTATGTGCGGCACACGTAGGATGTAGTTATGTTGCAAGCCGTAATTCAAAGCTTTACTTATCTTTGCCAAGTGTCGGTTACACGTGGCAGGTGTAGCTCCATTCTTATACATAAACGCTACGTAATCCTCTAAGTGTCGCAACGAGATGTGCTTGGCTAAAACATCATCCCCAAAGTAACGAATGATTTTACCAATGACCAAGCTTGTGTTCGCCCAATCCTTTTGCTTATCCCAAATATTTGTAGAGGTAACATCAAATAACTTCTTCAAGGTAATATCCTTTTGAGCCTTGGCTTCGGTAAACGTTATCTCTTTACCTAAATGTATCTTGCTTTTTATATCAGCCAACCAAGCTTCTGCTTCAAGTTGTGATGTGAATGTTCCTTTGTATTGTTGACCTTTGTTAGTCAAACGAACACGGAACTTGTTGCCTCGTTTTTCAATACTCATTGTGTGTCCTCCATAGCTTCTACTAACTCCAAAGTAAAAGCCTTTCCCCTTTGTGTGAGGGACGCAATCTTACGCCTTGTGTCGTGGTCGTCAATCTCAAAAGTAACTAAATCATCATCAATCAATCTTTTTAAACAACGCGATAAACGAACCGAACTTATTTTTATACTCTTTATAATTCGGCTATAACTAACAGGCTTTGAATGCGATGCGATTGTAAGAAA